TTTCCACGTCTCTTGGTATTCCAATTCAAGAATAATATTGGAAAACTTTTCTTCAACAAATTGTAATGAAATTTGATCTTCTATCCCACATTCTTTGATATTGTGAAACCAAAATTCATTAAAATCCTTAACATTTTCACTATTTTTTATTATACTGAATCCACCGCAATAAAATACGTGTATTTTTTCGGAGAACCCTGATTCCAATTGTTTTTTAATGTATTTATTATAGTTGTCCTTTTGTTTGCAATATTTTTCATATTGAATTGCTGCGTTATATTCATCCCAAACACTAGTATATTTATTTGAATGTGGATGTTTTGTCAGAGCTACAGTTTTATTTGAATCATTCATTCTTATAATGCAATTATTCACAGATGAATCAAAAACTTTTAATTTTGTATCAAACCAGCACAAATATTCATAATTATTCAAAATTTCAAAATGATGCGGGCAAGAACGCAATTCTTTGCTACTCATTGCATCCAAAACATCATCATTATAAATTGGAATTTCATTCATAAATATTCTTATCCATTTTGTATTATTTAACGCATCATAAATACTTTGGTTGTTTGTGAAATAATAACAATCGTTACACTCAGATGGTATTGGAGGTATTAAACAAGAGTAATTGTCATTTCCTCCAAAAAAACAAGTATAATAACCCAAATATTTCATCAGATAATAAGTATATAGTAATTTATTAAAACTCTAATAGATGTTTTTTACAATTCATATAATACCAATAAAGCGAAGTCAAATACTCTTCATTTAAATTGCATTTCTTCAAACAATAAGATTTCCATACAAACTTACAAGCCTCGTAACATTTTATATAATTTTCATTATTATAACTATTTCTTATAAAATTATGTATTGGTGGTTCAGGTGAATCATAAATAAATGTATAATTTGTTATCATTTGTTGGTAATCTCCATAATAATGTTCAAATAGCTCCGGATTTTCAAAATAAACAGGACTATATAATTGCTCATCAGCGTGGCCATAACCTTGTTCAAGATACTCTAAAAATTTATTTTCAATTAAATCGCAAACTTTGTACATATATTCGGAATTTCCAGTAAAAAAACCACTACACATACCACATCTACCCCAAAGAAAATATTCCGATGTATTTTTAACCAACCCTTCGGGAATATAATCAATATAACAAGTTGAAAATTTATCGCGTTTAATAGATAATGCTTCATCCAAACGAATCAAATTTTGATATCCCATTCTCTCAATACAAAAATTAATCCAGGAAAAATGAGTACTATTGAATGGATTGCTTTCAATAGTCTCTTTCAACATAATGTATCTTGAGGTGCAAAATAAATAATAACTTGCCGTGTTTCTATTGTCAAAATTATACGGCTTTTCTCTTCTGTTTTGATAAATTTTATCTCTATATTCTTTAAACGTTCTAGGATCCTTGTTTTTAAAGACAAAATCATCAAACTCGCAAATAATATATTTTGTTTTTTCGTTCAAGTATGTAGGTCTAATACTACGAATAGTATCAAAACTTTCATTGTCGCAATAAATAACCAAATTATATGGTAAAGATAGAGTAGAAATAGAGTGTTCTAAATAATAGTTCTTGTCGCGTTTATTAATTTCCTCGCTTGCATCCGGACATTTTGTCAAGTTAAAATAAGCAGTAACTAGAGTCCAATTAGTGTTGTCATATTTATTAAAAGAAATTTCATTATTAAATGTAAAGATTCCTGTGCCAGACCAGTGTCCAATGTCAGTTAAATCGTAACGTTCATTATAAGGAATTTTGTGCCAAAAATTGTTTCTCATTTCTTTAAAATACCAGATATCGTCACAAACAACAAACCCTTGATAATTAATACATTTTAAATAATTATAAAATTCCATTTCCATGCACCCGTTGTGCGGGTCAACATCCAAAAATATAAATGCACTACGCAAAATAGTTTCTTCCCATTTTTTACACACGTCTGCATCAAATAAATTTTCAATGTGGAATTGAACATTCTTTAAATTTCTTATTTCATTATTAACAACGTTGTCAACAATATCAAATGAATGAACGATGTTTGTATCATTATATGATAAAGCTAGCGCTGAATTGCCGCGATGTGTTCCAATATCAACAATGATGGCATTGTTAAATAATGATGATAAATAAGAAAGCATTCTATAATGTTGCTTTCCAGGAACATCTTTAAATTCTGCAATATTGTCTGCTGACGACAATGCGATAACGTCGTTAAATTTAGCATCAAAAGATACATTGTTGATTAGTTGACTTGTTATATTATAATGCATATAACTAATTAACGCTACACGCTTTTAAATTTAAATTATTTTAATATAAAAATAATTTAACACAATACTATATCAATCGTAAAATAATGGACGTTGAAAAATTACTAAAAGCGTTGGACAATGAAGAGAATTCCAAGTTTATGAATTTAACAACGAAAAAAATTAATGATATGAAATTGGAAATTCTTAAAGAGTTGCAGTTGTCTCATCAAGAAATAACAGAAATTATGCGAAAATTGAAAGAATATATGTATGTTGATGAGATGAATGAATTGCGACACGGTGCTTTTATAAGATGGATACCTATAAAAGACCCAGATAATTTGCATCTAGCAGCGGGAGGACTTTTGTGCGCAATAAACGTAACCGATGCAGGCGTTTCTCTCACGTGCAAGAATTTTGCACATAAACATTATCAAATAAAGATGGATGAATGTCTAGTATTCCAGAAACTGACAAATCAAGAACAAGTGCTTTTGTCTGCAATGGATCATCTTGCAAAATAATTAGTGTCTATGTTTTCTGGTTTTATTGCACGGACAGTCTTTGAATAGACCGGGAATAAATTTGCCAATCTTGATGAAAGCAACTTCAACTGGTTTTAACCCACGTTTAACAGTTGAAACAAGTTTTCCGTTCTTATAATATTTAACGCTCTTGTGACCTTTTCCTTTCTTAATAAGAACCTTTCTAACCGTTTTTTTGCCACCGGTTTGATGGGCTTGAGTATTAGAGTAGTTAAACGCAGAGTTAGTATACATTTATATATTTTGCAAAGAAAAATAAATAAATGAGTAATATATAAAATGAAAGAATTATACGTTCATTTGTTTCATATTTTAATAGTTGGAACGCTGTTCTTGTATGTAGGAATTAAATCCACGAATACACCCACATTCATGTATCCTATTTTGCTAACTCTTGGAATCATTATTGTTTTTTATCACGCATACAAGACTTATCTAAAAGTTTCCGCAGGAAAAAATCCATGGGTCAATTTGTTTCACATGTTTGTTGTTGGACCACTTTTGATTTATATTGGATACAATAAACAGATGACACCTAGATACGCATTTGAGTTCCTATTGATGTTGGGATTTGCTGCCATTGGTTATCATGGTTATTACGCTATAACCGGTCATAATTAAATTGAACACCTATATTCAGTTTAATATTTAAATATAGATGTATAACGCGCGTTATCTTTTAATTTAGTTCTTTCACCTAAGAAATCAAAATATTTTTTTGATAAGGTATACTGTTCGTGTTTTTTGTTTTTTAATACATTTAAACGAACTTTCATAATCATGGCTACTTGCCAAATTCGTTTATGTGTATATTTTTTATTCTTGTATAACTTTTCAAGTTTATCAATGGTATTTTTAACGTCTTCTATTGTTTTATATTTAATGTTAATTGTGTCTTTTGGATTTTTATCTATATACACATCAAACGATTTCTTTGGATTATTAGGATTGTATAAAAACCGTTTTTTTGTTTTTGATTTGTTTGCCATTTTTTTATGCATGCGTTTTATTGTCTTCATAACATATGAAAAGAAATAAAATATTTAAGAATGAGCGTTTGGATAGTTTAGAAAAGGGGTTTATTTGTAACAAGTTCCTGCGCTATCATTCCCAATGAAGCAATCATGGCAAGTCGTCCATGGTTTATTTCAGCTTCCAACATAAACGTCTCATCTTTCCCTAAGAATGATTTGGGTAGTGAAAATCCAAGGCTACCAGGTTGGTAATCATCCTTCATTAAAAAAAAGTTTGATGAACCCTTAAACGGGTCCTCCCAACCCAATACCATAGATTGTAATTCCGACGCAGCAACTGCACTCACAAACGCCGAGACAGCAAACACGTCTGCATTATCTAAAACATGAATACCTTGTTCATGAGTCACGAGTTCAGTTACAGGAATTGCTACTGCTGATATCATTCCCCAGCGACCGTGTTTTAGTTCAGCTTCACGAAGCCTTAATAATTCACTATTCGGCTTGTTATTCGCAAAGCCTAGGGGATCAAAATAACCCAGAGGTTTTGTTGAACCATAAAAATAAAAACTATTGACACTACAACAAAATAGGACGAATAAACCAACAATCTTATTCATTTATATCTTATTTGATTTTTTATTTTTAAGTATTTTTTTTAAAATATTTAATAAGTAAATTTAGCAAGACGAGTCAACCCATTTTTTAGTAACAACTGCTTCCACGCTTTCAAGTGCCCCTTGAGTCCAGCCCTGGTTCACGCTTATCATTTCTCCAACAACAAGCATTCCAGGCATTGGGGTTTGTGCTTTCTTGATAAAGTCTTTCCGGTTTTTAAACGGTCCATGCAATGGTTCATAATAATGAGTTCCAATTGGCCAATAAAATTCCTTAATTGCAATCAATTGCAATACTCCTTCAGGAATTCCAAGAGCATCTTCAAGCAAGTCGCAAAAATAGTCTCTATTTTTTGGAGTATTTTCTAAGCGGTCTTTCAAAAACTTGGCATCATCATTATCAGTGTAAGCAATCATATATACGCCTTTTTCCGAATTCATTGGTATAATTTTTTTCAAAGGTCCAGGCACAACAGTATATCCGTGAACAAACTGTTTCATTGTCTCGGCGGATGCTTTGGTAAATTTGCCATATAAACGCAAAAATGGTTGTCCGTGAATCTGTTTATATATTGGATCGTTTGGAAGAAGTTTTTGAACACTGCTTATGGTGGTTGCTAATATGACTTTTCTGCACGAATAAGAAACGTTTTTTTCAGT